CATAATTAACACTCACTTTAACAATTTTCTCACCATCTCCATTTTCAATCAAGTGCAATAGATGACTTGCTAAATCCCTAACAGTTATTCCCTTTTTTTCACTCATCAATCATCACCACTACCTTTTCGCCATCGTATATACTCTATTGCTAAATCTTTACTAACAAGGAAAGCATTCAAAGATTTCACTTCCCCTTCCAATTCACTTATCCTTTCTTCAAGGTCGGTTTCACCGAATAACTGGTCATCAGTCAATCTCTAATCCTCCTTATACTTGATTATACAATACCTACACCATTGGCAAAATCCTTCTCCTAAAATGCAATAATCAGCTTCACTCATATTAATCTCCTCTGTGCTTTCGCTTCATTTATTCTCTGCTTTGCAATATCATAATATTTCTTGTCAAGTTCTATTCCTATGAAGTTTCGGTTGGTTTCAAGACAAGCAACACCAGTCGAACCACTACCCATTGTGAAATCAAGGACAAGGCTATCTTCATTAGTATAAGTCTTAATTAAGTATTCTAACAATTTAACTGGCTTCTGTGTTGGGTGCAACCTTTCATTATTAGCAGTATTAACTCCTTTAAAATATTGTACACTTTCAGGATATTTCCCTCTTTTAAAAGATATGGGATGATGTTTAGGCACTAACCCATCGTGTATTCTATTAGGGCTTTTACCTTTATGAGTCTCTCCCTCTTTAAATCTTTTTTTTGTAGTTTCAGAATACTCTTGAAATTGAGGATTATATGTAGGTTGTTTTTTATAAAATATGGATATTATTTCGTGGTATTTCATAGGCATTTTTTTAGCAGTTACAAAACCGCCACTATAATTTTTATGCCATATCCAATCATATCGGTAATTTTGAATATTTGACAATCTTAAATAACTGCTAAATGGTTCGCTTCCGAATAGGGCTATTGGTGTGTTATCATAGGTTAAGCCGTTCAAACATTCCCACATTGACTCAAAAGGTATGATGCTATCCCATTTACAAGCAGTAGTGCCATAAGGCGGGTCGGTTAATACCATATCCGCCTTTACACCCTCATCAATGAGTTTCTGCATTTCATCTATGCAATCACCATTGATTAATTTGACCTCACTCATAATATTCTCTCCTCGTAATCCTTGATTAAATCCTCCAACTCATCCACCAACTCCATAAAAGCAGTATCAAAGTCTTCACTATGGTAATCAAGTGGTAAGTCAAGCATTAACTGGCTATGCCCAATCCTGAGATTACTCAAACTTAATTTGATATAATCCAAATCCTTACGGCATTTACTCTTATCCTCCGCTTGTACTACTTCCAACATCTTTACTCAATCCTCCATATTTTTCGCTTCAATCAATCTAACATCTCCCTAATAAATTTAGAAAAAGTCTCTTGTTTGCCATTCCACCCATATCTTTTATGATATTTTTTATGGCAGTCTTTACATAATGTCACTCCATTCTTTACACTTGTCGCTAACTCCAAATTGTCTTTAAATGACCTTATATGGTGTACTTGCAAATCTTTTTCATTATCATTGCCACAACAAAGGCATTTATAATCATCTCGGATTAAAACAAGTCTTCTGAATGCACCATAATCCTTAATAAAATCATAACGATTAAAACTCACCCAATCATTTAATCTAACATAATGTTTGCATTTATCACAAGGGTCTTCCCCTTCTTCAACAACTGGACAATCACCACCTATACTCCCACAATAACCCTTAATTATTGAACCTTCAATAAGTTGCTTAAATTCTTCACCAGTTAATTTAACTTCCAGTCCTCTCTCTTTAAAATAAGTCAAAGCATCTATTAAATCTGAAAAATAGTCTACTGGATAGTACTCTAAAACTGGAACCACTCCCAACTCTGGGTGGTATATCTCTCCCATACCATAACCTTTTGATAATGTATAATTATATGGTGCGACATAAAGGTCTCCTTCGTGTCTGCTAAATACATAATTTCCTATTTTTGTAGGATTATCTTCTAAATCCAACATTCTAATCCCTCCATTAATAATCTCCTAAACTTGTCTGTATTGATCGCTTATCCTTTTTGCAATAATACCTTGGTGTAGTTTTGCTTGTGCAACCGGTTTGTCTGATGTCGCACATATGACAACTAACCACACCATCACTATCCTTGTTTAATACTACATAATCCTTCCAATCATAGCCACGCCTTGGCTCCTGATAAGGCTTGTACCCCTTATAATCCTTGCTGTTGAAATCAGCACTAGTTTCACAAAATATTATCAATCCTCCACATTATGTATAAATGAGTATATATTATTCGCAGTGATTTCCCCTATTGATTTGACCTTGTTAAAATCCTCAATAGTAGCCCCCATTAAATCAGTTAAACTTTTAATCTTTAAGGTTTCCTTAATCAGTTTTGCCTTTTTATCACTCACACCCTTAACACTACACAAGACACTATCCACCGCGGAAGCAGATTTAACAAGATTCTTAACTTCACTACCATAAACCTTACTCTCGCAACATTTCTGAGCCTGTAAAAGCATCTCTTGGAAAGCCACACTCTCAGATGATGCATAGATTACTGGGCATATGGTCTGCACCCGTCTTATTGCTCCTTCATACCTTGCATAAGTGGATTTGATATATTTTTGGTAATCATATGTGTATTGCTTTCTCACAATATATGATTCCCAAGTGTCCAAGATATAATCCTGCAAGTTGCCTTCAACAATCAGGTAACTGTAAGGGTAGGTTACTGTTTGGTTAACACACTCATCAAAGAGTCTGCCGTTTGTGATGCTCTTCATCAGGTCATCGATTAGTTTATACTCAAAAACCACTTGGTTATTGAATAGGTAATCACCGAATTCAAGTTGCCGTATTTCGCAATCGTAGCCCTTACTGGAATAATACTCTTGGGCTCGGCTCTTCCTTGTAGATGTTAAACCATGCGGACCATGCTCACGAGTATCAACAATTATCCTCATAATTTATTCACCACTTCTTTAATCAATTCGAATTCCTTACGCCGGTACAATTTAAGCTCATACCGTAAATCATCCAACTCTTCAGCCACTTCATCCCTTGGTGGATAATTGGCAACATCACTAACCTTTGTTATTGGATCGCCGAAGATGTTTCTTTGTTTCTCGTATAATCCATTATCAATGAATCGTTGTATTTTGTCGATTGTGTTTAGGTCTGTTTCTGCCGTGTTTATCATTTTGAGTAGGTCCCGTATGTGGTCTTGTATTTGTCTTAGGCTGGGTGTTAGTCCTATTTTGAGTAGGCAGTTGTTTTCTAGTTTGCAGCCTTTGCATTGGTTTCTTTCATCGTATTCACAAGTTAACATAAGTTGTCTCCTTATATTTTTTTTGAAATTACAAAATTACAAAATTACATTGCTTATCTTATTGTTTAGAATTACATTATTACAAAATTACAAACAATAAAAAAGGTCTCTCTGTAATATACCAATACCCATTGAAAAAATTTTGTAATTTTATAATAAATCCTATGAATACTCAAAACTACAAAATACTGGGTTTTCCAATGTTTTGGAATTACAAAGACAAAATGTAATTTCAAATGTAATCTTGTGTTTTTACCTTATCACCTCAAAGTTGCCTTCGCCATCATACTCGTCAAGTTTAGGATACAGGAAATCCAAGAAATCATGATAATTAACAATCATCATCCGCTTAGTTTTACCATTAATCAATATTGGCTTGTATTCCCAGCCTAACAATTCGCTAATGGATTGCAAGTTATAGCTGCTGCTAGTAATCTGTTTAAGCTCCTTCTTTATACCACTACTGCAAACCACATTAATAGTTCCATCACGGCCACGGTGAAGGTCAAGCCAAGGAATCAGCTTCTCATTCAACACACTCCATACCCTATCATTGAAATCATCATTGGTTTTGAAATCCGTGTCAAGGTCTTGTTGGTTTAATGGTCTGCCGGTTTCTTCACTCCATACTTGGACTTTCTGTGTGGCTCGGTTGATTTTCTCTATCAGGAATAATCTGATTTCTTCGATTTCTTCTTCATCTAGATCGTCGAGTGTTTCGGTTTTGTGCCAGTCCAGTATCCAACTTGGCATATCGTGACCGGTGTCTAGGTATGCTCTTCCTACTAGTAGGTCCGCGGTTTCTTGCCAATCGTTGAGTAATAATTCTGGGTTGCTTTTTATTTCGGTTATGAAATAATTACCCAGAGCCTTTAATTTGTTGAGTATGCTTCTTTTAGGACTGTTTATTTTGAAGATTTCATCAAATTCTTTCTTGTTATCTGCGGCCTTTTTTTCGTTGTGGCTGAATAGGATGCTGGTGAATCTTCTGAATAATGCATCACCTGAAGGCAATCCTTGGTTTGCGGTTATTATTCCACAACTGAAGCTTGGTATTGTTCTGTAGGCTTTGCCTTGGTATCTTCCACGGGCGGTTGTGGATTCTATCGCGGTTTTGAGCATTCCAACGATTGAAGGCTTGTTGAGTGCTCCTTCTGGTTCGCTTACCATTATTGGTTTGGTGAATTGGCTTACTCTGCTTCCGACTCTTGCTACTGTATCAAAGGATGAGCCTCCTAGGTTGTTATCCTCGTTTGGGATATCATAGATGAAGAGTATGATTTCGCCAAGGGTGGTCTTACCACTTCCAGCCTTACCATACAAGTATAGCCAAGGCATCCATTTACCACCTATCTGTTTGATACTGTAATCAAATATACTCATTAATCCCCATTTTAAACAGGTACTTAGTTTGGTTTCATGTCCTTTAAAGAAGGGAGCAAGTAAATCTATGACATTAAGTGCCTCATTTACTTCATCTTGGCTTGGCTCATCTACATCAAGGTGGATGATTTTCAATTCTTCATTGGTTTTATCCCAGTACACTCCAGGGTTGTCAATCTCGTTATGCATTTGGGCGAGTTTGTACTTTACACTTATTTGTATCACCGCGGCGAGTGTTCCTTTTAATCGTCTTGGTGTTATTACCCATCCGGCTTCTTCAAGGTATTGTTCGATTTCCTTGATGGTTTTACGATTGGTCTCGAATACTCTGCTACTGGTTTTACTCACCCATCGTATAGTGAATGTCCTGCCAATATCATCGAGTGGACTGTCATGGATTATAACTTCCTGAGGGTAAGCATTAATCACAGTTTCAAGGTTCCTTTCGCCTTTTTTACCATTATCCCATTCATACTGGATTATCTCCAGTTTCTGATTAAGTATGATACTGGTGTTGGTTCCGGTTTTCTCCCTGTAAACCTTTTTAGTACCATACGGAGCCAAAGCCTTTTTCAACCGACGATTGAACATTGTGGTTTCAGCCTCATCATAATTCCTAGATAATAAAAAACTAACACCATCTAATCCAGTATTAGGCTTATCCTCTAAGGAGTAGATATTGTTTAGGTATGTGTTTATGTCGGCCCAGTCAAACATGGTTTCAAAATCAGGATTGTTGACAAGGTTTTCACATAATGGCCTTATGATGTCTTCACAGGTTTCTGGATCTACTTCTTGTGTGAACATTTCGCTTATGATTTGTCTGAGTAGTGTGTCTGTGAGTTCTGGTTTGATTTCGGTTAGTGTTTGGGTTAGGCTTTGTATTGTTTTGACTTGTGCTGTCATTGTGGTTTTTCACCTCCCGTATTTGTTTGGGTGATAAAAAAAAGTGGTGGAAGATTTATGCTTCTTCCACATGGTTTAATAATTCTTTGCAGGTTTCTTCAGTGAAGTCTGGGTATTGGTTATCATAGGCCCAAAGCTTACTGATGCGAGCAAAATTCTTTAGGGTGAATTCGTCTCCGCGTCTTTCGAGTTTTTGGATTATTTTCCTGAACCATTCACCTAAGACCACATTGTTGGTTCCTTTTAGGACTAATGCAGGGTTATCGGATTTTGGTTTTTCTTCAACTATCTCGGCATCGATGACTTCGGCTTCTTCAGCTTCTTCAACCTTTTTTGATTGTGCCGGTGCTTTCTTAACCCTCTTTTTACGGCTTGTGCTATTTTTCTGTGCATTGTTTATCCCTACCATTTCTTCGGATGGTGTACCATTAAGGTTCTTATCCAAGGAGACGAATCCTCTTAACTGGTTGGAAAGGGCCTTCGAACCAGCACGAGTTTGTGCCATACTGGCCATTTGGAAGTAATCCTTGTTTCTCCAATTCCTTTCATTGTTCAAGCAGTAAGCTTCGGCTCCTCCAATGATTATGCCATCGGATACTCTGACTACTTCGGCTCTTGCTTTGAATCCTTTGGCTTCGAATATCTCGACTGGTTCTGCTTCACCGGTTCTTACAGCAATACCAAAAGCATTACCTAAAGCGATCCAGTCCTCGAATTCAAGATGCCTTTTACCGTTCACGATAACAGGCTTCTCCTTGTTGTGCAATACTTCGTGTACTACTGCTAGGGCGTTATGGTTTTCGGTTTTGAGTTTGTTTTCGTCTTTGATTAGGTCGAGGGAGGAGGTTTTTGCCTCCGCCTCTATGATTTCGTTTTTAGTAGTCATATACTTCACCTTCGTCTTCTTCGTACTCTACACGGCGTGATGGGTCTTTTTCAACCTTGTAAACCCTTTTATCTGCATAGTTTTCATTGTTAGATGGGATTATCTTCGCAAGGGTTACTCTGATGTAGTCGCCGATGTCTACTTTGCGGTTGTATCTTTGCAGGTCCCTGTGGCTTGGTAGTTCTTTTTCGAAGCCACTTTCAAGTTCTAATAATATTCTTGTGTTGCCGTAGTTGTCTTCTACGAAATCGATTACGTTTCCTTCTATTTGGTCTCCAACTGTTAGTGGTTCCCAGTATCTGCTTGTTTCGTCTATTCCTGGTGTGATTGTTTCAAATGCCATACTATCTTACTCCTTGATTGCATCATAAATTCTTAATAGTGTCTCATACTCTACTGTGAGTGTGTTTAGTTCTCTTTTTTCTTGTACGAGTTGAGAGTCAATGTAAGCCTTTCTCATACTCTCGTTGCTGATTTTTTGTAATCCTTGTGATTTTCTTTCTTCGTTCACCTTGTCCCAATTGGTTTCAAGCAACAGGGTGTTTTTGTCAATGTCGACTTTCTGTCGGTAGACGTCTAGGTTTTTCTTTGCTCCTTCTAGTTCTTTGATTAGCATCATGTTGACGTCGATGCCTTTTTGTCTCCATAGTCCGATGCAGTTGTATACTGTGTCGGTGTATCGTAATGGTTTCATTTCTTGGGTTTCTTCTTTTTTAGTTGCCATTCTTGGTCCTCCATAGGTTAAAATCTTCAAGTTTCTTTTGTTCGTTTGGTATTTCAAAGACAAGGACTTTGCATTCATTCGCCCTTGTCCTCATTGTATAAAAACCGTGCCGTTGGAAGTATGCTTCGTCTTCCTTGGCAATGGTTTCTAATAGTTCATCTGCTAACTCTCCAATACTAGTCATCTCTCTCCTCCAAAGTATTGATAGTAAGGGTGTACTCTGGTTTATTATGTAGGTCTGACTCGTATTGCTTGATGCTGATGGTTTGTACTTTCTTGGCTCCGAAGACCCCTATTTTGTTTATTTCTTTGAGTACTCCGTGCCAGTCTGTAATGATTTTTTCTTCTTTCTTAATAACTCTCATAAACTAAATCCCCCTATAAGAATGCCAAAGGTGTGCTATAATATTCCGGTGGCTTTATAATGAAGCAAAGTGCTACAAGTCCTAGAAATGCTAAAACAAGGAGTGTTACAAAACCGACCAGGACAAGTGTCCTGTGGATGTCAGTTTGTACACGGTCAAGTCTTGCCTTGCCAGTGTAACACATATAGGCGTATGCTAGGAGGTTTTGCAGTCCATTCTTCATAATTTCACCTCTTCGCCTATCCATCTGCTTATCTGAGCCTCCAAATAAGCCTCATCGTTTAAGTGACAATCCACAAGGTAATCCTCTTCATCTTTTGGATCGTACCATGGGATTTCTTCATCTGGTGCATCAAGTGAGTGTGTTGTGTTGAATATTTCGTCATGTTCCCATGGTTCCATTATTGGCACACTCCTTTGATGTAGGCTTTGTGATTGTGGAATTCGACTTCTACTGTCTTGCCAAGTTTGAGTTGGCTTCGTTTAACAGTTCTGCCGAGGTAGGCTTCGTAGCATTTACCACGACTGCCGATGCACCAGATGCTGTCTGGGTTGATGGCATAAAGTTTCTGCTTAACCATTGTTTTCACCTTCTTTGGCAAATTTCAGTATTCTTTCTTCGAGCTTTAATGCTCGTATTATGTTTTCTCCGTTGGTCAGTTCACCATTAGGGAGTATGACCAGGGTTTCGTTTTCGATTTTCATAGTACCAAAATTCCTATTTTGTGCAAAAATTTTTAAGTCAAGAAATTAAGTCTTGCTTATATTATAGTTAGTCGTCATCTTATATAAAAGTTACTACTTTTTAGTGTGAAGTGATAGTAACATATATTAATCATAAAAAGTATAATTATATATAACAAAAATAGATATAGGAGTATGATAATTTTGAAACAACATACAAAAGTACATAAAGCAAATAACACCAGTAATAGCCTTAAAGCGACTATTCCAAAGGCTATCTGTGATGTTTTAGAACTTGAGCATTTAGATGAAGTAACTTGGACTGTCAATGTAATTGACGATCAGAAGGTGGTGACAATCAAGAAGAGAGAATAGTAACAAACTATATATGCAATCATCTTTAAAAATAGTAACATGGTTGCTGAAGATAAACAATGCTATAAAGTAAAGGTTTTTCATAGTTCAAAAAATATATCCTATTGTGCAAAATTTAAGGTTAATTATTATTTTAACTAATGGAACTCTCTTTTTTTTTATCGTATTATTCTCTATTCTAACTGCTTTGGCAGCCATACCCCTACTAATTTTTATTTTCTATAACTTGTAACCTAATTCTTCAAGTATCTTTTTCACCTCCAAACGTGCAGCCTCCTTAACATTGGCTTGTAATTCATCATACCGTCTTTGCAATTCTGCAAATTCATTCGTTGTGTCCCTCTTCTCTTCAAGAATAAACAACCGGTGCATATTCAAAGCATACTTTCTTTTCATATCCAGGGGATTGTCAAGGAAATAAGCCTGATGCACTTTATTTTTACCCCTGCCCTGCAAACTATCCACCAAATTGACCGGTAAAGCATTCTCGCCCTGCGATAATTGGCTCGCATGAAACTTACGGAGCATATGTGGCCTGAACCGACGATTATGACCAACCTTCCCCAAACCGAGCTTGTCATTCAGGTGTATGAATTTCTGTGTCAGGTAAAGGTGGCCAATCCCGAATAAGGCACTATCATTCGTTAGGCTTCTTTCACAGCCGCATAGGTAATCGATTAAGGCCCTACTTGACTCTGGACTGCTGAAAGTGTAATAGTCCTTACCTGTTTTTTGTCTGTGGATTTTCCAACAAGGCACAATATCCTGGTTTGGATCCAACTCTTCCAGGACTTCATTTATTGTTTTGGAATTATGGTATTCCTTTGTTGCTTGGATGAAGTCTTGTACTTGTAGGTTTGTGGTTTCGGCTCGTGCCGTTCCGCTGCTACTCATGAATAGTATGATGGCTCTCATCTGGGAGTCGGTATTGTTGACTGCTCTTCGGATTATGTCCCTGGTTGGTAAATCCTCGTACCTTATTTGAGTGTTGGGCTTGTTGCGTGTGCTGACACTTGGCAGGGCTTGTAACTCGATTTCGTAGTATCGGTAGATTGTTAGTATCCTTGCCAGGTATGTTTTTGTTGTGGCCTTGTACTCGTATTTTTGGAGTAGGTATGCTCGGAAACCTATCAATCGTCGTCTTATTGTTCGGTGTTTCCATCTTACTCCGTCCTCCTCTTCTTTTTCTGCTTCTTGTATTAACTCGTACATGCTCATTTGGTTGTAGGTGGTGTATTGTCTCATGGCACATTCGTAGTTTTTTATCGAGGACAGGGTTAGGTTTTTGGATTGTCTTATTTCTTGAAGTATTTTTTTGTCTTCAATAATCATAGGCATTCCTTATGTTTGTCTGTCTGTTTTTTTATAAAATAAGTGAGAGCATTTGATAAGTATTCGGGTAAAGTTATTGTAAATGGGTGTTTATTAAATATGTAAGTTTTGTTTTATCCTAACTTTATCAGGGTTTTTTATCAAATGTGTATGGGATACCTAATTTTTTGTCCTTTTTTGGTTATAAAATGGGGTGTTGGTAATAAAAAAAGGGAGTGAAAGTAATAAAAAAAGAATAAAAAAAGTAAAAAAAGTTTTATGGTTTTAGCAGTCAGCCTCCTCATCGTCTTGTTCGACTGGTGGCACTGGTTCGATGTACTCCTCGTTCAGGATTATGGGTTGTCTGATTTCACCGACCTGTGCCGGCTCATCAATAGTTGGAGTATTATCAAGGAAAGCCAATGTATTCGGATACTTCGCATCAACATAAGCAATAATAAGACCCACTATTGCAAGGATTATGCTTATCACTTGGTCTTGTGTCTGAGTGTCTGCTATGATATAGGGGAGGACGGTTAATAAGACCATTTTCACGATTGTACTAATATTTCCAGTATGATTACTCAATTCTTTCACCTCATTATTATTGTACATAGTTCCCATTCTCATCCGTAAAGACAATATCACTCTTATTAATAATATTCTCCTTATGGTTTCTTTCATTGATTTTTGCTTGGTATTCAATCACGAGTTTATGATCGCCCAGGCAATCATATAGTCGGTTGGCTATTTTTTGGTTTATTAAGATTTTTTGTATTGTCATAAGCATCATTATTTTTTTGTAACTATCATCAAAGCAGGCTGCCCTCCAGGAGTATTTGCTGCATAATGAGCCTGCAAGGAATACGGCCTCCATTGAAGATGACCTTGATAAGCATTAGCGTTAACCTTGTAGCCTAAACTGTTCAAAACCCTTATTCTCTTGTTAACAGTATCTATCTTATCCGCCTCTTCGTAATGTCCGCAGATTGTGCCGGTTGCTTTTTCTCCTGAATCCTGATAACCTATATGCCATCCTACCGCGGTATCGGGTCTTGACATTAGTTTTCCAACTGCTTCGAATCTTTCATCAATTGTGTCTCCCATACTGCTGAAGTTTTTCCAGGTAACGTGTAGGTTGACTTTGTATTTTTTAGCAGCTATTGCGATTGCGGTTTCCAAGCCTAAGTGACTTGTACCTGCGGTTGTGGTTCCGGCCCAGCTCATCAAGGTTGTTTCAGGGATGGTGATTCCTAATAGTTTTTTCAGCAATTGTTGCAGTAGGTTTGCTCCGCAGCTGTATGGGAATTTCTGTCCTAGGTCTTCTGCGGTTGTTAACAAGTGTGGTTTGCTTGTGTAAATTTTAGTTTTTCCACTTGTTTTTTTATTGGTTGATGTAGGTTTACTTGGTTCGGTTTTTGTTTTTGTAGTCTCCTTTTTATTTACATCAATATACTTGCTTGTAAATAGGCAAGTCTTCGGCAAAACCTTATTTTCCTTGTAGTATACTATGATTTTAGAGATGCCGTATAGGTAGGTTGTGAAGTCTGCCTTGTTTCTTATGGTTACTACATATGAGGGTACACGATTATTTTTACTGCAATACTCGTTAAATCGGTTTATCATATCCAAATAGGTGGTTTTACTGCAATTCTCATTCAGTTTTACACTAAATCCTTGATTAGACTTGCCAATTGCTTTAACATTAAAAGTATCTGCTTTAAGGTTGCTGATGGTTCGGCTTATCAAGTAGGCGACCGTGTATGGTGTGTATTGGTTGCCTTGGATTGTGCAGTACCGTGGAAGCTTCTTGTTTTTCTCGATGAATGTTTTGATTTCAACTGCTTCTTTGATTATGTTTTTTTGTGTTATTCGTGGCATAATCTTCTTTTCCTATCATTATTATTCTTTTTTTGTGTCTGTCAATTAAAATAATGCATATACCCCAGTAAAAACACAAGGAGTTGCTTGATTTGTGCCAGTCCACCAGCAATATAATTGGACTTGACCATTAGGTATTATGCAGAGACTTGTCTGCCTACCCTTATCAAAATTAAGACTGTATGCTTGTGTGAACCAAGTTTGAGTAGTTGGTCGATACTTCTCTGGGAGTGTACCCAAAACATTGTAACTTCCAACACTACTGCTTGTAACTGTAACACTATTATCAATCCAACTTAATTTTACAAGTTTATCACCCAATAATGTGAAATTCATAGGAGCTGCACCACTTACATTGCTCGGATTGATGGTAGTAGATTCGGTAGTAATTATACTGTCGCTTATCGAACAAACAACACAATCATCTCTACCATCGGATACGGTGATGGTATCCGCAACATTCACACTTAAGCCAAGTGTAACAGTACCACCACTACCAGTAGTAACCTCTACACTACTTGATGCAGTAATGCTAGTACCATTCATACTAACAAAACTGCCACCAGTACAAGTAACAGTACGGGTCTGTCCATTGGCAGGGTCGCCGAACACATCATTAACAAGTAAGGTTATTGTAACAGTATCCCCTACACTAGGACTGTAATCATTACTGGTTAACTTGTCAATGTAATAATTATCCCCTAGAATTTCACTTATACTTACATTACTTCTCTCACTCATACTCACACCTCATCTACTTCAATATACACACTCTTATTCAGTACACCAATACTGCAAGTCATATCCTCATCAGTTGTTTCCACGTACAAACTCTTATTAGTCAAGCCGAAGCTTAACAATCCCGTATTCTCGGTCTGCACGTACAATTCTTTTAACCCAGTATCCACGCCGAAGATGAAACCATAAAGGGTGTAGCCGAACTGATAAACAGTCTGCAACACACCATTGACTGTATCGGTCATCTTCACCAGGATACTCTTATTCAGCATATAATCTTCAAGACTATGCTCACTTATTACATTCCCATAGCACCTTAAACGGGTTGGGCTTATTAGGATTTTCTCAACCAATTTAATTCACACTCCAATACTACTTTTTTTTTAGAAGAAACCATTAGGATAATTCGGACCCTGATAACTATGAATAGTCCCAGGAACATTACCATATTTTGGGTTATTTAAGTGGTTGCCCCAAGGCTTACGATACTTCAACACAGGGTCCACATACCGCCACTTCCCCGTGCTAATAGTGGTAATCTTACCCAAAACATGACCATCACGACCGCGACTAGTATGCACATACTCCAACCTTAATGTTTCAGTGCAACCGGCAGCATCCATAAGGGTAAACATGAACCTTGTACTATCACAACAATTCGCACCCTTCACCTTCATAACATAGGTTGGTGAACGCCTGAAATTATCATAATAATCATACCTAAGATTACTCTTTTTACCACACCACGCAGCAATCTTCTTAGCCGCTGCCAAACCTGTACTATTGCCAACTATGTTTTTGGCAAGTTGGACTAGGTTCTTATTGATCGTGTAACTCTGGGTTCTTGTTTTACTGGACTCAACATTCTTGGCTTTGACGGTCTTTGTGACTGTGTCATAGTACATCTTACCCTTTTTAAGGGTGTAGGCTTCGGTTTTCTTGCTTATTACTGGTTTCTTGTACATTTTCAACTTTTTAGGGTTGCTTCCGTGGTTTGCACCAGTAATTGTTGAGAAATCGGCATCGCATTTTTTACAGAATATGTGTCCTTCGGCTGAGCCTCCTTCTCTTTTGCCTGTGGCTGGGAATTTTCCCCAGTTCGCAGATTCATTACCTGCCCAGAAGATACTCCAATACAATTCCTTACTGCCACAGAATGGACATTTCCTTTTAAACACGGTTTTATAAAATTTGTAACCATATTTTGCAAGTTCACCACTCGCGGATGGTCGACCAATAGCCATCAAGTATTTACCATCAGGTGATACACCATACTTTGAGTAGTATCGTTTGACACTCTTTGTAGACTTACTTGTCTTTTTAGTGGTTTTCTGCTTCAAATTCGCAGGGGTCTTCTTCTTGGTATCCACAGGCTTCGGCGGTGTCTCCACAGTACCAGACACATTGACCTGGACAGTATTTGTGGCTTCTTCGTACTCTTCATCACCACCAAAACTTATGACCAGTTCGTAGTCTCCTGGGTTAAATTGCAGGTTCAGCCTTGCGTAACCATCAGCATCAGTCAACCTGTTATATGTGTGCTTGGTCAAGGTCTTACTACTGCCATTATCCTTTACCGTGTACAAGGCGAAAGTAACCAGTTTATTTGCCAAGTATTGGGTGCTATAGGTGTCGGTCTCATCATAATCCAAATTCTCAAGCCTAATACTGTATAATTTTTCATTCGGATATTTAAATGATACATTACTTGCAAGGATGCTTGTTTCCTTTGTCACTGCTTTAATATTATTCAAACTATAATTGGATAACTCAATAGTGTTTTTGGCTACATCATGAGCCTCCTTATGAGTCTTAACCACACGGGCAGTAACAAGTTCTGAATAATCAGGGAGTTTCACATAAACCTTATCGTGCAGTTCATAATCGTTGAAGCTTCCTTCTTTCCGTAGGTTAGCGACATCTAAGGTGATGTTGAATTCCCTAGTGGATTTTTCTTTGAGTTTCATTGCAACATCATTGTAGATTGCTAGGGCTACTTCGTCACTGGTTTCGACGGTTCCCATCTTCGGACGATTCAACAAGAAATCGTCTCTTACATCTGGGTTGCCATACACGGTTGTGTATTCCATATTAGGAATATTTTCGGTGCTTACGTGCAAATCACCCGCCAGTTTCGTATATGGTGCTTTCCAGTAAGCAGTTGCTCGCCAGTATTCCCATTGACTATTAGATGCGGTTTGTGTGTCAACTTGGTCTTGTGGGTGGTATGGTCTCTGCCAGAAATTACTCTTGGAACTTGCTCCCATTTGCTGCTGTGCCATACTGGTATCATTCGCTTGTATCTGCACCTTCTCGATTATCATCGGTATTGTTTCGCCCTTAGTGACGGATAGGTTCTTCCACGCTGTTATGATGTTGTTCATATCATTCCTTGTAAGACCATTATTGTCATCAAGGCTTAGGATTGGGCTTATGCTGGTGAATGTTTCGGTCTCATCTGTCTCGAATTGCACATTCTCCAAGTTAAAACCGAAATCCAATACTTCCTCGTGCACATGACCTATTTCACGATTGATACAAGTCATATACAAGATTAACTCGTTTTCAGTATCATAGATTGTAAAGTAGCAATCATCTGGAATGGTAGTGTTTTCAATAGTGTCAGGGTCATCTGCTACTGTGATGAAGCTTTTAGGTTGAACACCACAAACATCAGAGGGTGCGACGGCGAAGCTTTTACCCTTGATTTCCATTCCGAGTGTGCCGTGATTCATTGAAAGGCAGATTACAATATTTGCATCACTGCCATCTAATCCGACTGTTTCAGCGTTCCAACTGAGTGGTGTGTCTCCTTCCTTGTAGACCAACCCATCACTATTCAACAATTCACCATCAGAGTTAGTGATTCGGAGTTCCGTACTTGTTGGATCTATATTTGCTAATACGGTTCCATCTTCAAAGTTTACTATGTCGTCTTCTTCTTCGACGTCTTCGTAGGTGTCGGTTGTTGGGTTGCCATCGGAGTCGTAGATTTCTGGGGTTGTATTGTTTTCGGTTACGAAATCATACTCTATATTCAATTGCCAGTTCTTGCTTACATCTATCGGATTCAAGAAGTCAAGGTAACGGTGGATTGTATTGTTTAAACAATCCTTCTCGTACCTTGTAACAAAGACATTACCGGTTTCCTCTTCAATATACCTTAACAATGCCATCAAGTTAATTGTACCATTCAAGCTAATATGGTTGTAGGCTTTGTTCATTGCATATTGTACTACTCCAATATTAAACCAGTCTCCAAACCAGTAATGCAGGGCATTGTAGTCAATATTCACTGATTGTTGTCCATTGGTTACACTTACATCAAAACCATTGCTACTGGTTAGTTCGTTCTGTGTGAATAATGGAGCATAGTTAAGCTCGACTAATACTTCTTCCAATTCAGTATGGAAACTGTTCTCTTGGTATACATCGGTCTCGACTGGTGTGTTTATGACGTATAGGCAGTCGGTTAGGTTGTTGTCGCCACTTATCCAGACCTTATTACCAATTCGGAATAGTTGCTTGTCTTCGTGCAAGTCTTGGAACTGGTAGGTGAAATCAAGTGAGCGTAAGCCTCCTTGTTCGTGTGTCTCTGTCAAGTCACATAATTCTGGGTCGAGGAATCGTAGGAATTCCTCATCACCAGTCATTACAACAATAGTTAATCCCATATTTTACCATCTCTCCGTAAATTCAACTTTCCTTACAGTACAACCAGTGGCGTTGAAGTTGTATTCTCCGTGCAGATTAAACCAATCACTGTTGAAGTCTACATACTTGCTTAGGTCGGTTGGTTCTGTATCGTCCTCGTTGGTTCGGTGGTATACTTTCCGTTCTTCGCAATCTATCTCAACAATACCTGTTTGCCAGTTTCCATCGTAGCCGATTGTGAATTTTTGACCGGTTACGGTTTCTTCTAGTGTGATTACATCCTCTTGTGCTTTTAGGCTTATGATTGGATTAACTGATGCTATTCCTTGTACAAAACCGGTAATATTTGTGCTGGTGTTTTGTTTTGAATAGGCTGTACCTGCTGGTATTGTTAGTTTGGCTTTGATATTATAGGAGCCTGCACTTGTGCTTATGTCCATTGTATCGGTCATAATATACTCGAAGTAGACATCAGGGTAATGAGTGAATTCGATCGTGTTTGGTATTGGTCGGTTGTACTCGTCTTTTTCATTTACTAATAGTTTGGTTAGTTGTCTGAGCATATCAGTTGATGTTTGTAGGTCGCATTCGCCGATGCTCATTTCGAGTTCTATGGTTTTTTCTCTGATGTTTTGTCGGTAGGCATCATTGGTGTCGGTTCCATCGATTGACAAGAAGCTTGTGTCGGTGTCTAATCCCTCAGGTATTTTGGCATCTTCTATGAAGGCACCATAGTAGGATAGGTCTTCGCCGTTGACTTTAACATTAATCAGTTGCTCTTGCAGTTCTTCAATGTAGAAGCCTATTCTGATGTCTCCGAAGTTTAGGTTGGCTTCTTCTTCGAGTAGGATATTGTTGGCGAAGATTTGCACCTCCCAATCCTCTAAACTGGTTAGGTCGGTGGTTTGGAAGCCCCAAAGGTCGCCTAAGCCTCCGAACTTGAACTCGGTTTGGGAGTCGATAGTGTCTTGGTTGTTAATGATTATGGTTCTTTCACCGGTTTCACCAGATGGGCTTACTATTTTGGCGGATAAGACCATTTCATCGGCTTGCTCGATGGTTCCAGTTACCTCTATTCCACGGATACTATGGGTTTCGTCGGTTCCGTAGTCCTCATCTAATGGGAAATCGTAGAGTATGATTGTTTCTGTGGTGTCGAGGTTTGGTATACTGGTTTCCGAGATATTCTCATCAAGCAAATTACTTATTGGTTCCGGATAATTGCCAGTAGGTTCTCTTCCCTTGTACACCTGTTTCTCGATAATTGCGGGATTATTATGGGTTATTGTACCCATATCATAACCAAGGGTGGTTGTTTCTGGGTAATCCCCTGTGAATATTAGGTATAATGGGTAGTTTTCGTTGTAGGTGAATTCGCATTCTAGGTTGTTGTACTCGTTCACAATGGTTGGTGCATTAGACCAGTATTCGGCATTCTCGAGTATTTGACTTGGTGTTAGGTTCTCGTAATCGGTAGTATCGGTTATGGTCTCGGTTACTTCCCCAGTCTCAGGGTCAGTAGTCTTAGTTATGGTTATATTATCACTTATAGCATTGTTGAATACTCCTAAACGATTATTCTTGTACCAATCCCTCTCATAAATATCACTTGTAGTATGTTTGACATCTGATTGCAGGACATACGGGTAACCAGTACCCAAACGGTCAAACTCTTCCTCGGTCGGTTCAAGGAAAGTAAAGTTAGGAATGGTTAAATCATTTTCTTCTGGCACCACTTCAAAGAAATAACTGATGTCTGGGGTCAAATCCTTAAAGGTATCCCAATTATTGACATTCCTATCATCATCATAAATCAACTCATCCAATCCAAAGCAATAGAACACATATTTGCCCACATCTGTGCCTCTGAAAACAGCCTCCTTATACATTTCAGGTGGCTTCCAGAGACCCCAATACCGACCGTGCTGATAGAATGTGATTGTCGCCCATTGGATAGAAGGGTCATCGAAAGTGGTTTTCCATTGCATTTTTGTGTTTTGTTCAAGTAACAAAGGTTCTCCTCTATCATTGCAAGGAAAACCGAATATAATAATATCCTTTTTGGTTAATACCTTTTCAAGACTGTTAGTTATCGCTTCGTTTACTAATGTCTTAACCCATTTGATTGGCACCGGCACATTATCATCATCAGTAATATTAGGTGCGGAGTCTGGTGCTGTTTCCTCACTTGTTACTGGTCTTTCACGAATACTAACCGATTTAGTAGCATTCGCACCATTCAAACTCTCACTCAATGTAAATGTTCCAGTGAAAACATCAGACCCACTAGGATAAGTCACACTCGGTGTAAACCTTAATGTAACATTACTAGTACCACTACCACCAACATTCGGCTCCCAACGATAAGTCGTATTATTAACCTTGGTAACCCGTCCAGTTCCCTCATAAGACTCATAAGAGAACCCAATAGGAGTCGTAAGTGTCAATGATGGATTATACCTTGTAAGGTTCTTATTACTAATCCTTAAAGTAACATCAAAAGCCTCACCATTATAACCATCAACCGCATCAACCTTAACAGTATAATCACTCAGCACATATTCGACACGGACACGAACATAACTAATCCTCAGGTAACCATTCCATTTATTGGTATTTGTCGGATAATTGATACGGCAACCGAAATTGCCACTATTTAGTTGTGCACGTGTAATCTTGCCCTTAACATTAAAGGTCTTGGTATTAGTTTTCATACTAGTGGTAGGTGCTACGCCCTTCGCACTAAAACCACTCACACCCAACAATGATATAGTTGGAGCAGGAATATTCACAACCCTCTTCGGATACTTGCTACTATAATCACTGCCAGTATTCTTACGATGCCTATATTCCACGATAATCTTAGTCGGTTCCGCCCCGAGTGGCAGATTAAAACCGAACCCAGTACAACTAATCGTACTTGGTCGGTTCTTAGTCTCCGCCTTACCCTGAATAAGCACACTTGATACGGCATGACTATCCTCAGCAGCATTACGAATATTACTCAAATAATCAAAGGTTACATAATGACCACCAGTGGTCTGAGTCACGGTACCTGCATACTTTGTTACTGATGCCATACTTTACACTCCTTTTGCACGATTATTCCGTGCCAAAATCCTATTCTTCGCCCTACTATCCAAACTTTGGAAATCATTATTATTCACCAACACAGACAACACACTCTTATCAGTCAAACTCTCAACTAATGCATTCCTTAAAACAACCTCATCAATATTAGATGGAACATTTTTTAGATCCAAACTCAAATTAACATCATTTGTGGTGTGGATTTCCATCTTCTCAATACCACTTACTTGTGATGGTGTTAGGTCTTCGCCACCATAAGCACCGCCTAGTGGCAGGTCCTCACCACCAAAAGCACCACCAATAACCGGAATACTATTAGCCTTAGCCTTAATCTGATTAACCACACGGACAATACTATTATAAGCATTACGGAATGGTTGAGTCAGCTTATTTGTGATTCCACCTATATTGATGCCACCAGTCAAACCATTAGCCGCACCTTTAATCCTATTTATTACGCTATGTATACTATTATAACCTGCGGTGAATGGTGCCAATAATATATGAGCAATACTGGATATAGCACCTCTTATCATACCAGGCAAAGCACGGAACCAATTCCTTATGCCGTTAATGATTGCTTTCACACGATTGCCAGTAGCAATCATAGTGGAAATGAACAACTTAACCGCGGCGATAACCAATCGTATCGGAGCAGTTAACAATCTCCAAGAAGTACCAATATTATTAATCATAACCCTCACAATATCAAACTTACTGCTACTGCTCACACCAAAGAACTTAAGCACGGCATTAACCACACTACTTACTACTGGCACGAGCCAATTCCAAGCCGCAGTCAAAGCAGATAAGAATGATTGTACATCAGGGTGGTTAATGAAAGCATTCCATAATCTTTGAATACCAGCCCATACTGCATCAATCATACTAGATGCATCAGTCCACCATCCAAAGGCTTTACCAATCTCATAAATAAGCACAACAATAGCCGCACCAATCGCAATGAATGGCAACCACGGAGCCAATAAAGCCCATGATGCAGTAATCGCAGGCAACAAACTCGCTTCAAACAAGGTCATCGCTCCTTGAACAGCCATTATTGCAGGAACCAGTAAAGCAAAACCGGCAACAACTGCACCAATCACACTTATAATTCCACCTAAAGGACCATTCATGACACTACTGACAGTATCTCCAACAAAGTTCAATACTCGACCGGCAACTTCCAAAGCAGGCACCAATACTGGTAACAACACTTCACCTGCTAATCTTTCAAGCCGTCCTTTCGCGATATCTATCTGTGCCTGCAAACCGGCCCAACTCTTCTTATACTCCTCATTCGCGGTCTTACCCTCATTCATGCTTGCGGCCATACCAAGTGCGGCGGCTCTTTGGTTGGTGTCCATGGTCGCCCATTTGGCATTAACATCATCAATGGTGGCTCCTTGAATGCCAAGAGCATTACCCAACTCTTCAACAGTGATACCAGTATTCGCTAATGTTCTCTCCATAACGGATGATCGCATCGCCAATCCGCTCATCTTGTCAGCCATTGTACCGATGTCAGTTCCAAGGAGTGTTGCTTGTGCACCGGCTCCTTGCATCATTGACTTGAAACTACCTATATCAGTGATACCTCTTGCAGTAGCTGTGATGAAGGATTCTCTGATTTCACCACCTGCTCTTCCAGTTTCAGATGATAACTGGCTCACTGCATCGGTCATTGCATTGACATCAATACCGGCTCCTTCTGCTTCCAACCTTGCACGCATCAAGGAGTCCTCGAAGTTACCTGCCTTGTCGGCGACATCCCATAATCCTTCCGCTAACTGGTTGAATATCTCTGCACCTGCCAAGCCACTAATGATTGAGCTTATCTGTTCAAGTGGGTCTTCGGCGGTACTGGCGGATTCTTCCATCTCATCCAATCCTTGACTGCCTTGCTCTGCACCGCCTTGTACAGATTCGCCCATATTCTCGGCGGCACCTGTAACACTCTCAAAGGTATCGGAAGCCTCATCCACTGCACGAAGTATGACTTCTAACTCTTCTTCCATATCTTACCTCTTTTGTTTTTTGAATTTCACTCCGTTCGCTTCGCAAAGGGCAGTAATTTTAGTATCCAAAGTCTCCTTGAAACGTATGTCTTCTGCTGCTCCTATGCTAAAAAAAGTTTGCTGGCATAAGGTCTGCTCCCAAAAACTGGGTGCGTGGATTATGCCAGCACGGTATTGTTCGTAGAGTATTCTGCCTTCATTACTCTTTGCGAAAGTTTTTAATTATTGTTAAATCGTTATCGTTAATGTTGCTTATGCTGATTATGTGTCTGAATATTTGTTCTGGTACTCCTGCTGGTAGGTTTTGTATTGTGTCTGGTTTCACGGTTTCGCCATTGACACTAAGGCCATAAGCAACTCCCTTGTATAATGCTTCTGTTTGGTAATGGGTGAATTCCCCTGCATTAATATCCACATCTGTATTGTTGGTTTCTACTTTTGTCCTTTTGCCTTTGGCTCCCAATCCTACTTTCATCACGAAACCCTTTTTCTCAATGGTTTGCAATTCTGATAATTCGCCACTGGTTAATGGTCTTATCATTATTTCCTCATCATTGATTGTGATTGTTTCGGTTGCTTCTGTGCCGAGGGTTAGTTTCTGTAATATTTCAAGGTTACTCATCATTAATCACCTAATAAAAAAAAGAAAAAAGCCTCCAAAAGTATTAGTTGGAGGCGGTGAGTTCTTCCTGGTAATTCATAAGTTTTACATACATATCGGTTTCGACTTCGGTTCCACTTGCTAGTGCGACCTTGGCACTGCCAAGGCTTTCGAGTGTCATTGTCACTTCCACTGTATCTGTTCCGCTCATACTGTATTCGACATTCACGGTGCATCTTGGGAATACGATCTTGCAGTTTATGTCGGTGTCTTCGCAGTGTGCGATATTAACTTCAAGTGGCAATTGTAATAACTTACAACTGCTTGGTTCTAATACTCCGACTTCCCCGTACTGTGCATTGAGTATGCTTCTCACAGTATCGGATGTTAATGTGGTGGTAATGGATACTTCGTTTTCTCTTTTACCTGCTTGCGCTCTTTTCTGAGGATACCTGCTGCCTAATCCAATGGTACTGTCTACATCATGGTTGTTGTTTCCTTCAAATGAGAAGGCAGTAGATACTCCATCAAGTGGCAGGTTATTCAATTTAAGGCTCACATCGTAGAACATGATGAATATTTGTTCTGCGGTTAACTCATCAGGCCTTGTGAATGTTTCGCCATCTGTTCCGATTATTCCTGCTTTTTCAGTCTTGTATATCCAATCAGCACCGACAGTCATTGATTCATCAGATACTTCAAGGCTCATTCCATCACATAATAAACCGTACAAGTATTTTTTGAGCATATCATAGACTGCTATTCCACGGAAACTTGGCAGTTCCTTGCCTTCGCCACCATAGAATTCATGAGTGTGAACATCACCATTACCGGCGGTGTAAACATAATTATCCAAGTAGCCACGGAAGTACCAAGTTAGTTGTTGTAAGTCTGCATCGGCACTAGTTGAGCCGGTTGGTTTCATTATCCCTGCTCTTGCCCTTTTATTCATACGGGAACCACCGGATTTGGTGATTGGTTCGTCATTAAGTTTGAACTCGACTTCTTCGGCTTGGTTCCAGAAGTTAGGGTCAAATGAGGATTTACTGACACTAGTGTCGCCGTATGTTTCTTCTAATTCTAATCCGAATCCTCTATCTACCATGTTATCATTAT